AGTCATTTTATTAATCTTAAAAACTTTATCATCAATTACTAATCTATCGTATAATTTTAGTTTTGTAATTGTACCTAAAGGAATAAAGGCATCTAATTTTGTTAAACGTCTTTCAGGTTTAAAAATGTCTTTAATGTATGTTTCATAATATTGTTTAAATAAAGTTTTTTCAAAAGGTCGTAAAGCGTATTCATTCATCTCGGCGTTAAAGTTCAAATTGTTTGATACGTCTTCGCCTTGACTTGAGCTGCTAAAGCTTTTTGAATTTGAAGCTAAATAATAACTTGTTACTTCTTCATGGCCTGAATCCCCTATAAAACTAATTGATGTTGGTGTTTGACCAACAGAAACATTTGTTGTTAATATTGGATAGAATAACAACGGTTCACCTACTGCTGCGTTTTTGTCTTTATCAACACCCCAACCCCACATAATAGTGGTTGACGTTCCGCCGGTTTGATTATAAAGTCTTTCATATTTAAAGTGTTCAAAAGGTATTTTAACCTCATACGTATCGCCTTCAAATACTTCATTCTTATATTCTAAAGAACCCCATTTTGTATTAAACCTATTTTCATGATCGTTTGCAAAAAAGTTTTCTGTACCTTCATATTCAAAGCTTATTTGATTAAATGGTAGTACGCTATCTATTTGTGTTTTTGCAACATCAACATCTTTTGTAATATCATAATATGAAACCGGTGTGTCTGTTGTGCCTGCATAATAACTATCTAAAGTTTGTATTTGTGTTATACCGTCATCATCAACATAAGCTGTTAAATTAAACATTTTAAAAATACCGGTTAAAAATTCTAAAACACCAATTTCTGGTAAATGGTCTTTTATCCAAACTTGTTGACTAGATAAAACTGACCCTGTTGCTTTCCATGTTACAATAGCATCACGCCCTGAATAAAGCGCATCAACTTTATATTCAGCTGTAAAATTTGCTGCTGCGGTTGCTCCAACTTGTACTGTATATCTACCTGTTTGTAATTCTAAGTTTTCAATTGGACTTGATGCACCTGTTAAACCGTCATATTCTGCGACTAGTTCTCCGTCACGCCTTACTGCAATGCTATATTCACCTGCAGCAGAACTAGAAAAATTAGCGGTTAATCTTTTTGTTTTTCTTCCTTGTAATACTTGAAAACTACCATTTGGGAATATATCACAAAATTCACTTCGTTTTCTATCGGCTTTAGAATTTCTTACAACATCTGTATTTGGACTTAAAGCATTGTATGTTGTATCGGTGCTTTGTATTAAATCACCTTCTTTAATATTTAACCACATAAACAAACTATACAAATCTGTATTTGATTGCTTCATAAATTCACCGCCAAATTTAATTTCAGAAAATTGGTATTCAATTGCTTTAAATATTGGATAAATTCTTATAGCTGGTTTTAGTTGTGTATAGCTTAAACCTTGCGCAGTATCACCGCTAGGATTCCACCTAATATTAGCTTGATTATTTGCGTTTGCCCCATCAGTACCTGTATCGTAATATAATCTATCTGTGTGTGTTATAAGTGGAAACAAAACACTGTCTGGCCATGTAGTACCGGCAACATTTAAGTTACCTGCATTTGATAATAGTGTTTTAACATTAGCAGCGGAATAACTAAATGATGAATCGTTAAAATATGCTAAACCATTTATTTTAATATCACCAATTAAGTCTTTTAGATTTACTGTACTACCATAAAACGTTAGTTTATATGTGTGTGCTTTATTACCTTTTAACGTAGTACCTTCAAGTTTTATTTTACCTGTTTTAAAAGGTTTATAATTTAATTCTATTTTAGCATCTTTTTTTTCCCTAGCATCAAAACCATTTATAAAATAATTATAAAAGTGTTTAAAAATTTTGTTGTTTCTTTTACTTGCAGGTACTGAAAATGTTTGTGAATAATCAGTAAATATTTTACTTATATCTTTTACATCTTGTATATTTTGTGTAAGGGTTACGCTTTCATCTTCAAATAATTCAATCCTTTCAAAATCATCACGTTCAATTGTTTCATTTGGCCCATTTAATAAGTTCATTGATGTGCCATTATCAGCTGTAAAAAGTGTTGAATCCGCTGTTACTTCATCACCTTGTATAACGGTAACCGGTGTTTTTATATATAGCTGTAGTTGTAACATTATCTAATATCATTGATCTTGTTAAAGGCAAATTTAAAGTCAATTGTAAAATCTATAAGCTTATTATTTAATACGGTTTTTTTCTGCATTGATTTTGTTTTAGGTATTATCGGCAATGTTTTATTACTCCATCTAATCCATACATTTTCACTAAGAAACATTTGTTCTATTGAACTAGTCATGTTTTCTAATATAAACCCAGTATTCATTGTTATACTAGTTTCAGCATTAACGTTAAACCTTTGGTTTTGGGTTGTATAAGTGTTATAACTAGCACTTGAATTTTCTATAATATTAGCTTTGTAGAATTCATCTGTAATATCAAATGTTTCAGTTGTTTTTTTATAAAACCAAAAATCTTCATAAGCCCCGTATTTATTTACAAAGGTTACTTTATAAGGTGTAAATTTTGGTTCACAAATATTTTTAATTGTAATTGTTTTTTTTAGTGTTGTGTCATCGGTGCCATATATTGCAACACTTGTACTATTAGCCGGTACTGGTATATATTGAATCTTTTGATTTGTATTTCCGTTGTCAGTAACTTGTGTTGTAACGCCACCTATTATAAACTTCCCAACACCCGCTGCCCAAATAGGTATTTTACTTGCGGTGTTTTCGGGAACATACATATTACTTGTTGATATTAAAGCATCGGTTGATAATTCAGGACTTGCTCCATCTTCATAAGCCCCCCAACCAGATAAAGCTTCATAAAATATTGTTGTGTAATTATCATAAGAATAACTAACGTCTTCATCATCAAATTTTTCAACAAATACTTTAACCCATACACAATCAGAAGTATAATCATTATCGAATTTATGTATTATATAATCTTTAACTAATTCTGAAATTTCAAAATTTATTCTAGTTTGACTTGTTACAATAGTCTTACTCATTGTGTATGTTGGACTACTAGGTGCGTCTGTTGTAATACCCGTGTAAACCCATAATTGCAATTCAATTCGTTTTAATGCCATCTTTTAATTTTTATAATATACCACCGTCTCCATCACCGCCACCGTCACAATTCCATAAAGCAATATTTTGAATAATACCGTTTTCATCAATATTAATAACTTTAGTTACCCCTGCTCCAATACCAGCACCAAAATTAATTGATGACGATCTAACACCATACCAAAAGTTTTGACCATCAAATTGACTTCCCGCTGACGTACATATTCTGTTACCTAAATTTAAATTTTCTAAAGTATTTGGACTAAGTACAGAACGTGAAGCACGCCATGTATCCTCACAAATACCAACTATTAAAGGATCGGTCCCACTTTGAAAAGGTGCAGTTAAATAAACAACATTTGATCCACACACTGGTGTGTATGCTGGTTGTGTAACTGTTTTAACACAAGTAATATCTGCATTTGGATTACTATATACTGTTGCTTCATTTGGACTTGTTATTGTAAAAGTAATGTTTCTAGCTGTGTCTGTTTCAACTTCTGCAAATCCAATTGGACTAAATGATTTAATTGTACCCGTCTGTATCTGGCCTTGATTAATTGCACCCCTTGCACTTATATTATAACCGGTTAAATTTGCTGTATCACAATCAAAGGCCGGTAATGTATTAGACGCTTGTTGTGAAAAAGTTTTTCCGCACCAAATGTATTGACTACCATCACCTGTATTAGCATACCCTGCTGGTATTAATATTTTAAAATATAATGTAACATCTTGTGCTGAACTACCACTATTTGCGGAAGTGCTAAAAGGTTGACTTCCTGCTATTGGATTACTACCATCTGAATTTGTTGAAACAGATCCGGTTGCAGGTATTGTTGACGTTGCAGATGGCATTGTTATTACACCGTCTTGCGCAACACCCCCTCCTTCTAGGTTTGCTAAAGTACAATCAAAATTTTCAGTACAACCATTTATAATTAGTTTAGCTTGTTGGTGTGCTTCACATGAATTTGATAAAGCATCAACAGCATATATATGAACGTAAGCAGTTCCGCAAATATCTTGACTGGTAAATTGTATAGATTGACTTGATCCACCTGTTTTTGAAACCGTTGTTGTGCTAATTAATTTGGGTGTTGAATTAAAAACACGGTAACCTGTAATTGCACTAGACCCGGCTGTAAATTTAGTAGATAAATCAAGTGCGCTTGTTGTTGTACCGCCTTTGGCAATTGTTTGATCTGCTATTGAACCATTTGGTGTTGTATTAACAACGCAACTTGTACCCGCATTGTATAAAGGTTGTGTTGCTGTTACATCACAAAAAAAGAAACCATCTGATGTATTTGAAAAACCCGAGGGTATTTGTATTTTTAATGTAACGGTTCTTACAGTATTTACCGCAACATCAGCAAATTTACCATTTGCAAAATCCCCTGCGGTGCTTGTTACTTCTACAATAGACCCTTGCGCTAATTCATTATAAACTAATTCACCCCTTTGTGATATTGAAAAACTAAAGATACTTCCTTTTGCTATATCACAATCAAATGCAGGTTGCGGAACTACTGGCTCTCCAAAGCTTAAATAAAACGGGCTTCTAATATTTATTTTTGTCATTTTTTTCTATCTTGATTTAATGTAAATTCTAAAAAGCTATCCATATCAAGCGCAAAAGTTTTTGTTAATTCTTTTGGTAATTGTTCAAATGCTCGTTCAAATGGTTTTGTAAAAAACAAACTAGGCTTTATTCCTTTATTCCATATTGATCTAGTAATTAAAAATGCTGTACTTTTATAAGATAAAAATTTACCTGTTTTTTTATCCCTAAATTGGAATCTTCTATTTTTTACCCATTCCTTAATGCCTTTCCTTAAACCTTTTGATTTTCCTTTACCTGAACCAAATTTTGCTAAAGTTCCATATTGCCCAATTTCTGAATATGTAGATGTTTTTCCTTTTACCCCCCTATCAACATAATATCCGTAATCCTCCATTGTAAAAGAAGCGGTTAAAGAATTCGGCATTGCTTTTACTTTTCCTTCTAAACTATTGAAAAGTGTACCGGTTACGTTTTTCTTTTTATTTGACAGTATTGATCTACTTTGATTTAAAACATATTGTTTAAATATATCTAAAGCTTTTTGTGTTTCTTTTAGCTGCATATCGTCATATCGTTTTGAATTATTACATCCATTGTTGCAGCCCAACCCGCTAATTTATTTTCAAATCTATCAACAAAAGGTTCACAACTTACAGATCCTTCAACTTGATAAAGCTCACTATATAATGATCCACGTTGTAATAAATTAACAACCCTTGTTACTAATGCTAATTGTGTATTTAATACATCTTGTTCATTATCGTTACCTACAAATTTATCAGATATAGCATCTTTTGAAATATCCACAACATCCATAGCAAGAATGGAAACATTACATATTAATGTGTTTGAACTTATTGTAGTATTGTTTACTATTATATGGGCTAAAGGGAAAATTGTTAACTTATTTAAATCGACATCGTCTAATGATCCAAACGTAACAGTATTAACAAAAGGTTCTGCTGCTAATGTTTCTTTTAATTTATTCGTTAAGTTGTAAAAACCTTTCATCTACTTTTTTGTTTTATTAATCTTCTTTCTAATTCGTTTTTTTCTTTTTCAAAAACTAAATGCAATAAACACTTATGAAAATTTAAACTTGTTATTGTATCAAATTTTGTGACATCCCCCTGAGCAAGTCCGTAAACCGATTGATAAAAACCCCATTTTGTGCCAAAGTTTCCTTTTGCTGTAAGGTCAGGGTCTCCGTTGTTTCCTTCTCCAAATATTTCAGGGTAATTTTCAATAATTCCTCGTTTAAAAGATAAAAAAAAAACATAGCACCGAATACAACATCTAATGGCATATCTTTTAAATTATTATTTGCACCATCGTAGTCTTCTATTTGATACCTGTTTGCCCTTTTGTGTTTTATTGGCCTATATAATACTGACATTGCTTTATGGTTTGTTTTCCATTCACTTAAATAATTATCTAAATCAATATATTCCCCCAATGTCATATCATCTAATTGTGGTATAAAACCGTATTCAATATTATTGTGTGTAAACGTTGGTATTAATTCAGGTTTATTTTCAAATAGTTTACTAATATGTTTAGAAACTTTATTGACATCATTGTATTTAATTGTTGCTATATCTTTTAAATCAACGTTACAAAATATTTCAATCATCTTGTGTAATATAAATGATGATCCTTTATTATCTTCTGTGTTTATTTTATCAAACTTTTGATATTGATTTAATGTAATATCATTAAGACTATCCGGTACAAGTATATTTAACTTCATACTATAATAATAAATTTATTGCTTATTTGTATAAAAAGAAAAAGGTAACCTTTTACAGCTACCTTATTCCAACCTAAACCAAACAAACTAAATCTTTATTTCATTTTCATTTTCTAAATATGTTTCATAATAATGCCTATATAGTTTGTTCATTTTTTCACTCATTGCATATTGTTCTTTTTTCTTTTGACTATATACCAATTTTCCTTTTGTTCTGAAACCCCAGTATCTAACATCTATTCTTAAGTCTGGTGGATTTGGCTGTGTTTTATCTATTATTTCAGGAGTTATAAATATCTTGTTATTCCAAGCCCACGTTTTTATTTGATCTATTGTGTATTTTTTACTATCTCTCATTTATAATTAATAAAAAATATTATAATCTAACCAAGCTATAGAGTAAATAGTTCCCCACATAATTGTGTACCAAAATAATGGATATACTATCATTTTAATTGTTGTTAATCTGTTTTGTTTATTAAGTAGTTCTTTAATTGTTTTCATATTATTGTTTTTAAAATTCATCATACATTATAGGATTAATACTATAATCAAAATATTCTGATAGTTTATTAAACTTATTAGATAACTTTTGAAACTCTTGAAATTTTTTATTATCATTTGTATTTAATAATCTTAATTCCTTAATAGCACTTGTTATTATTTTCAATTCTTTTTTAGTAATTGATATTGTTTTTATTTTACTCATTTATTGCTTTTTTAATTAATTTAATTATTTGTAACCTTGTATCATAATCTAAATGATTTTGTATAAGTAAATCTAATAGACTATTTATATAATTTATTTTATTGTTTTTAAGTAATCTTTCTTGTAGGTTCATTTGTGTATTCGTTATCTTCTATCTTACATTTTTTATATAACCATTTTCTATAGTTATCTTCTTGTTCTACTATTTTACCAGCTAATTTTGTTAATTTTTTAGATACTGGTTTTAAATCTTTATCGCTGTAACTCATATTATTGTTTTTGTTAAAGTAAAACTAAGGGCCCATTGACTGTCTGCACTTTTCACCTCTGGCTTAATGATTCGAAAGTATCGAACCCTTATTGCTTTACTATGTAAATATATAACTTTTTTTTGATATAAACAAATTATTAACAAATTATTTTTTGTTTATTTAAAAAGCTTTCTGCTTGTTTAACCGTATTAAATTGTTTTGTATGTAATTCCTGATCTTTTTTATTATAGTTTGTAAACCAGACAAGCTCATAAATGTTTTTGTTTGCGTATTTAAATAGTTTTGGTTTATACATGATTTATTTAATTAAGTTTAAATTAAGTTCTTTAGCGGCATAATTTATATGCTTCTGAGTAGTAACTGACCACCAACCTAATTGATGTAGATTATTACCTTTTATTGTTGCTACGTGAGTAGTATATGAAATAATCTTATTTCCGTCTTTTCTTAAATTTTGTTTGTATTTGTTAAAGTTCATATTTTTATTTATTATTGTTTTTAATTATACACTAATATACAACAAATATTTAATATAAACAAATTATTAACGAATTATTTTTAATATATATAGTATTTACCTTTATTTGGATTATCTAATTCCATCATTAAACTATAGCGGGCAGCATCTATGGCATGATCGGCACCTTTAGGTTTTTGCAATACATTTCCTGCTTTATCAGTGCTCCAAACATATCCCTGTAATTCTCTTATTAAGTTTTTGCTTCTTTGTGTTACATATATAATGTTTTGATTAATTAAGTTAATACCATATACAATACTGTCTCTGCCTTTTGTTACTGGATATATTTGATGACCATAAGAACGTAACTGCGCAATACTCTTAGGCTCAGCTGAATCCGCGAAAATTGTACTATCAACGTTTTCTTTTTTTAAGATATTACTTATATCACTATTTAATAAACCTTTATTATATGCTACTTCGTCAAATACATAAGACTCGTTGTATTTATACAATGCAATAATTGAAGTTTCATCTACACTATATCCAAAGTCCATTCCATGGTTAAGTAATCTGGCTTCAGCCGGTATTGTATCAATTAGTTTCCAATCTGGTATGCAAACACCTTCAAGCCTTCCTAGTTCACCTAACCCATACACACGCCACCAATTTGCCCAGTATGTAGAATTAACAGCTTTTGCTTTTGCTTTTTCTATTTCCTTTACAATGCTTT